GTATCCACCTGGCATGAAGTCCCCCGTCTGACCGAAATCGGCGCAGTTGGCGAGCAATCTGAGCCGAAAGAGAAAACGACTCTCTCCGACCGGATCAAAAAGTACGACTCCGGTATGCGTGACGCACCGGACAAGAATTTGAAGGGTCAGTACGTACCTGAGCAACCTGTTGGTGGTCAGTACGCCGATGAGCGCACCAAACAACAGGACTTTATCACTCGTTGCCGCAACGAAGAAGAGTTCAACATCCGGGTCAAATGGCCTGACGGTGATGTGAATGGTTTCCTGTTCAAATCCCTTGGTTTCGAATTCGACCAAGGTTCTCAGGAAGACTGGAAGATGTTTACCGTCAACGGCAAGCAGAACTCTCGCGTCATCTATGAACTGACTGTTTCAGGTACTGCCACCGTCGCGGTCGCTGCCACCACTCAACTGAGTGTCGTCACTGTACCCGCTGACATCCAGGTGAACGATGGCACAGGTAATAGCACTGTCCGCTGGCTGTCCAGTGATGTCACTAAGGCGACTGTCGATGACAATGGTCTGGTGACCGGCGTTGCTGCTGGCACCACCATCATCACCGCTGAGTTCCGTGGTGTGGTTGGTGAGCTGGAGGTTACCGTATCATGAGTCTGACCTTTAAAACTGACGGTCTCGCTTTCATCGACGTTCCTGCCCAGTATTTCGGGCAGGACGTTGTGATCCGAGTGAATAAGAAGACAGTAAAGAGTTATGTTCGCTCTGCTGCGTTGGGTGATGTTATTCGTAGTCGAACTGACATTGAACAAAAAGACCTGACTGCATACATGATTTCTGCTGACATGATTACTCTTTGCACTATTCCCGAAACCGGTGAACCTGCTTTTGCTGATAGTCAGATCGACGACATAGTTAACTTGATGCCAAAAGAACTGGTAGAAAAGTTCTTGACTGCTACCTTTAAACTCGACCCAATCTCACTGGAACAACCAGTGACGCTTGCGGCAAAAAAAAAGAAGTCTTAGCAGACGGTAACATGTTACTGGTAAAACGTATTTGCCAGTTCCTCAAGAGACCAGTGTTTGAAGTGATGGGGTGGCCTGCCTCTGAGCTGGAACACTGGTCTCTTTTCTTTTCCATTGACGACAACAAAGACAAACCTATTATTGTCACCAAGACGCCACAAACAATAAGTCTGGTTGAGTCTAAGTCGCGTTTCAGGGAGTTGATGAACTAATGGCAAAAGGATTAGTCACAGTAACCAGTTCAGGACTCAAAGAGTTCATCACTGAGATGGAGGACTTTGTTCGGGTGTATCCAGAGGTGGTAAAAAAATCAGTTGAGGCCAGGTTAGATGTAGTTAAAAGAATGACGCAAATAAATTGGGTTTCGTCCGGTGGCACGTCAGGCGGCTACGTGTATTCCTCAATAGGGTATAATGTAGCTGAGTCGAAAAATTCAAAATACGATGTGATATCATCAGTTGGTGTTTACAAAATTGATACCCTTGACTCACGTTTTGGTAAGACAGAAAAAGATTTGAATGCCGCACAGATAGCTTATTGGGTTGAATTTGGTACTTCTCGTTTACGTGGTGGTGGAAGGAAGTCAAAGAAATGCGACTACTCAGATGAAGACTTGATAAAAGTTAACGGTACGTCCTTTCTGAGTTCTGCGATGTACTCCTCGATGAAGGCACAAGAGGAAGAGTTTAAGCGTGAGTTCAACCGGTTAATGAACGAATTGAGGTAATTTATGACAGTGGTCAAGACTAAAGTGTTTGCTTTGGAGTTTAAAAGTAAAGAAGGTAGTGAATCATTCGCTAACTGGTTAATGAACGAACTCAAGAGATAAGGTGGTTACATGGCTGAGTTAAGAATGATGACCGTGGCCCTTGAGTTCAAGGGTCAGACAGGTATAACCGGAGTAAAACAGTTCACCGCTGCTATTACAGACGCTGACGCTGCTGTAGATAAGCTCACCGCTGAACTCGGTGAGAATGCAAAAGTAACCATTGAAAACGTAAAAAGTGAGAAAGAGCTGACTGCTCAGACAAGACTCCTTTTACGTCAAATGGAAAGTACGGCAAAAAATGTAGATGAAGTTACAAGACACTACAAATTACTAGAGTCACAGATAGGTAAGACAGCTCAAGAACAAGAAGTCCTGAACGCAGTAATGAGGTTAGGACCTAATGCAACAGAAGCGCAACGGCGACAAGTAACCGAGCTGGTTCAAAACTACCAAAACATGGCTGGTGCGGCACAAGGTAGTTTCCGTCAGTTACGTGGTGCCTCCCAGCAACTTGGTTGGCAGCTCCAGGACGTTGCAGTCCAAGCGCAGATGGGCACCAGTGCCTTCGTCATATTCTCTCAGCAGGGCTCTCAGCTCGCCGCTGCATTCGGCCCTGCTGGTGCATTGGTTGGTGCTCTGATCGCAGTAGGTGGTGCGCTTGGTGGTGTTGCTTACAAGGCGTATACAGCCGAGGTATCGACAAAAGAACTAACTGACGCGACTACCCAGCTCGGAACAGTCCTTGACTCCACAGAAAATGGGGTGAACGGTCTTGCTGAAGCACTGGTAAGACTCGCTCAGAAAAACGAGTTGGCGGCCAGGTCTCAGATCTCACTGGCAATGGTCAATGCTAAAATCGCCGCTGAGGGAGCACAGCAAGCAATAAACAAAGCTGCTGAGGACATGGACTCTTGGTTGAGTGTGATGGGTAATGTGAGTGACGCTAGTGCTGACCTCATTACATTACAGCACACAATGAAATCTTTTGGTGCCACCAGTCAAGAGGTTCTTGATAATAAAAACAACAATGTTTGGTTCGATAGAGTAGAACGTTTACGTACTTATGTCAGTAGACTCGGTGATGAGTATGGTCTGACACAGAAAGAAGCATTATCGTTTGTTGAAGCCACTGCTGAATTTAATAAACAACCCACTACAGAGAATGCCACTAAGCTCGCATCTGTCATGCAGAACGTAGCAGAGACAAGTGGTGACGTATCTAGGGAGTTCGTAAAATTAACTGCTGAGGTATCAACCAACGCAAACAAGATGATAATAGCCAAGCAGAACAGCGAAGACCTGAAGTCTGCACGAGATAATTTGGCGAAGTCACTTGAAGAAGAGTCGTCATCAATTAAGACTCAAAACAGGCTGTTGGTTGACTCATACCGGTTACAGTCATTATCAGGTAAGCAAAAAGCGTTAGCTGCCGCTGAACAAGAAAAACTTGAGTTAACTACAAAGCAGAAAAAACTATCCGTTGAGAAGCGCCTCAGCCAAGACGAGTTAGCACTCGCTATTAAATACATAGATGAGAAAGCACAAAAAGAAATAGACAAAATTGACGAGGCTGAAAAGAAGAAAGAGGAAACTAAGAAAAAAGCGGCTGAAAGATCGGCAAAAACAGAACAAGACAAAATTGCCCGACAGAAAGCCATGGACGACCGAGCGCTTGAGGCGCAACTTTTGTCGCTGGTTAAGCAAACTGAGTCTATTGACCAAGAATACGCAAGAAGAAAGGCGATAATTGACAAGTATGTCGCCAAAAGAGGTGAGAATGATACTACTACTTTAGCATATGCTCAACTCGAAGAGTGGCGCACACAGAAACTCACTGAAGAAACCGACAAACAGATAAAAGAGTTTCAGCGTCGTGAGACTACTCGACGACAGATCGAGAAAGGTCAAAGTAGTAACCTATCTGGTGTTGGTGGTAATATCGCAGGTGAAAAAGCCAAATATCAAGCAAACCTCAAATTACTGAATGACCAGAACTCACAGGTAGAGCGTGAACTCACTCGCCATCTTGCTGCACTGAATACCCAGCGTGACAACGGTAAGCTGACTGGCGACATGTATGACATGAATGTCCAGAAAGCGAATCAGGACGCACTGGCTGAACAGGCTCGGATTAACGCACTGAAGGAAGGTGAGGAAGAACGTCACACCAAGGCCATGGCTGACCTTCAATTGCAGTTGTATTCTGCACAGATCCAATCTGTATCTGATGCTGCTATGATTATGAGTAGTATTACTGACCTCATGAGTACCGGCATAGAGGATGTAAAAGCTAAGACTGCTGAGATGAACGCATTCCAGAAGACAATGTTTTTAATTAATCAAGGTATTGCTGCGGCACAAGCCGTGATCAATGGTATATCCCTTGGTGGGAAGTTAGCTGATATGTTTCCGATAGCAGCAATCCCAATGCAGGCTTTTGGTACAGCACTTGGTGCAGCTAATGCAGGTGCTATCATGGGAACCACGTTTGCTGGCACTTTCGATAACGGTGGCACAATACCAGCAGGTCAGAGCGGGATCGTGTCAGAGTACGGCGATGAGCTGGTTAACGGCGTGATGGTCAAGGGTCCGGCCAGGGTTACATCTCGTGAAGAGACTGCCGCGATGATGAATAACGGCGGTGGTAGTGTTAGTATCTTGATAGAGAACAGGATCGACGGTGCTAGTTACCGAGAAGAACGAATTGACGAAAATACTGTTAAAATCATTGCTGAAAAAGTGTTTAATCAAAACATTGACAGCGGTGTTTCGAGTGTACTGGGTAACAGGAACAGTAAGTCAACTAAACAACTCAAGAGTAACTTTTCTGTGAAAGGTAAATACTGATGGCGACAAAAGGAGATATTAGCGACCTTGAGACACTGGTTTATGGTGGTAAACCAGTCGTTCCGCTTGTCGAGGGTTTCACCAGGACTCGTCAGGGTGGTGTCGTTCGATCTGATGTGTCCGGTGGTGCCAGCCGTCAACGGAAGAAGTATTACGGCACCACACATCTTGCACAGGTTACGTTTTATCTCAGGTCTCCTGCTATGCAGGACTACATTCAGATGTTCATTAATGCGAACGAGGGTAAGCGGTGGATTTGCCATCTGTCCGCCGACCGACCCCTGGTTGAACCGTATGTGGTGCAAGCATTAACAGACTGGAATCACGTTGAGGTAAACGCGCTGAGAGGGACTGTCACCGTCCAGCTTGAGATATTCAGTGCTCGGGATGAGTGTCTTGATGGTATTATTTACCCCCTCTACCAGTGTATTGGTGATGACCTGTGTGAGTATCTCGACATGTTCGGAATCATGACTCAAGGATGGCCGACCAATGACTGACGAAGAAATCAGGCAAATTTACGCGAGTGCTCCTGTCAG